AAAATGTCAGCAGCTTTTGCAGCTTCCTTAGCTTTCTTGTAATCATCTAATATTTCAGTATTAGATTTTCTTAGTCTTTCAACTTCTGCCTTTAACGCAGCTATTTCAGCTGAGTTGTCAGGCTGGATTACTTCGTCTGCCATAAATAAAAAATTTACAATTATTCACAATATTAGCTCCACTTTGTCTTGTCTGCCCAAAAAGCTGCTGACATTTTACCTTTGGCAATATTTTTAGCGTGTCTAGCCTTAAAACTCTTGCGTTTTGCCTTATCTGCGGCTGATTCGCCCTTTGTAGGTGGTTTATTCTTTGCTCCCTGCATACCAAACCTTATGAGTTTGACCTTATCGCCCTCTTTTGCCAAGACGACATGAGATTTTGTTGGGTGTGATGGGGTTCGCTTTGGTTTATTAAAACCAGCAAGTCCAAATCTTTTTAATCTAGGATCACTCATTTTCTATATCTTCTATAAATAGCCATATCAGCAGTTCTAGCCTTATCACCTCTCATATAGCTATTAACTCGACCCATTGCCCACGCAGCCATTGGAACATTTCTAGAACCAGATGACAAATATGCACCTTGTCCTTTTCTATATACAGCAGCAAGTTCGCCATATTTAAATTTTGTACCCTCTGCTTTTTTCTTTAAGCTATTTTTTACTTTTTCGCTTAGTGGTTTTCTTTTTGGAGCCATCTTGTTGAGTGCGTGATTTGGATACTGCTTTTATATCAATAAACTGTCCTTTTTTGTACGCTTCCGCAGTGCGTTTGATTTCAGCTGCCTTTGCACTTTTATTCTTGGCACCACTAAGGTATTTCTTAGCAACGCCAGTCTTTTTATCTTTCGCTACCTTGCGGAACTTTCTTTTCACTTTTTAGTTTTCTTTTTGGCTTTCTTAGGTTCTTCACCCTGTTTTGTAAACTGATAGCCCATTATTTTTTGCCTCCTTTTTTAACTTTTTTCTTTTTTGGTGGTCTGCCGACCTTAGAACCATAAGTCCCTTTCCCCATTGGAGCCATGATGTTTAAAAGTAGCTGTCTTTATATTACTTCCTTTTAGGTCTTTTAGCAGTACACTTAAATTATGCTTACCATAACTATCACCACCCCATTAGGGGAAATTGAAATTCAACATTCTAAAAAAACAGCAAAGGCTGTAGGTTCAAAAGATGCCGTTGAGCTTTGGGAGAATGATGTCTATGAGGGACTAATGGGTGTGCATGGACATATTTTTAAACCAGATTTCTGTGATATTGCAGATGTCATAACAGCAGCAATAGGTTCTGTTGGTTTGGCAAATGTAAAAATACCAGAAAAATCAAGACAGCAAGCTGTTAAAGATTTAGCAAGTTACCCTAACTCTATAGATTCCCTGCCCTAGACATACCAACTACTAACTCAAATAAATCTGGGTGTGTTCTGTACAATTTACCCATAAGTGAAGGGTCAGCAAATTCTTGAATTGACATAGTTAAAACTTCAGATGGATTTATTTTGCCTTTGATGTAGCTGTAGTCATAATCAAACATATCGTAGACCTTTCCCATGTATGCGTCTTTGTATTTATCAAGGAAGGCAACTTCACTACTTCTATATCCAGTATTTCCTGTAATGCTCCTGAGTGTATAAACAGGCTTTTCTAATTTTTCTGTCATTTCCCAACTTGAAGGGGATCTAGGTTTAGCCATAAATTTATCCCTTAACTCCTTACTTACTTTAGTTGCACCCCTTTCACCAAAAGCTTGATTAAACTTCCATTCATTCATGTACTTGTTAAGCTTTGGATTTGCCACTTCTACAATATGAGTTATTTCATGGAAAGTAGTTGATTTATTAACAACCCCTTGTCTATTGACGCTTGTAGAGAACTTACCCTTCCAAAAAGTACAAGAGGCTCTCCTAGCTTTACCAACAGTGTTTGCAGCTGGAACACCATTAGCTGCCTCAGTAAATCCAGCACCATTAAACAATCTTATATACTCTCTGAAGATGCTTTTAATCTGTGCCTGTTCAGAACCAGTGAAAGAACTAGAAATATTTACCTGATTAGCAAACTTATCGACTTGTACATCTGTCAATGAAGTTTCAAGCATTTTTTCTTTAATCTTGGCCATCTTTGCCTCAAATTTGTCTCTGAAGTCAAAGTATTTTTTCTTTGCTTTTTCAAAATCTGACGCTAATTTATCAGCTAACTTTGGATCAAGATTAGCACCAGTTTTTTTGGCAGCCACTTTAAACTCATCTTCAAGCTTTATAAGTTTCTTGACATCTATACCTCCGACCTCATCAATGATTGCTTTACCATCTTTTCTTAGTTGGTCAGGACTAGAATCTGCAAGCCTTCTCTTAAACTCAACAGGCTTTGCGACAGGTTTGGGGGTTGTTGTTTTTATTGTTATGTTGTTGGGCTTGCCATAGAGCTTTTGTAAATCAGCAAGACTTCTTTCACTACCATCCTCTCTAATCATCTTTCTTATAGCCTTCTGCCCTGACCCTTCCTTCTTTGCCAAGCGTTCAAAATATCTTACCTTCTGTTCGTTACCCAAAGTCTTGACCTTTAGTTCCTTGTCTTGTCCCAAAAGCCAGTCACCATACTGAGTGTCTTGTGGTACTCTACCAGTCCCCTCTCCTGTGGGTCGGGTAACAACTTTGCCTTTGGGTGGGGGCTTTAGTTCCTCAAATCCCTTTTTTTTTCTTAGTCCTTCATAATCAATAACAGGAACAGTAGTAGATCGGCAGTTAAAATGTTGTGGTGGTGTAGGGCCTTTGTTATATAAAAACTTTCTACCATCAAGCCTTCTACATATTCCACTCGTTCTTGAATCAAGGGTCGCAACATATTCATACTTAGGTGCAATCTTACTGTTTGCTGCATAAACAGCCTGTGATGCCTGATTCTGTACTTGGTTTACAGATGTTCTGACAATAGTTTGTATTTGATTAGCTGCTACTTTTATTGATTGCCCTCCAGCAGCGGCAATTTGTCTAGCGTTACCTAACTTGTCAAAATCTAATCTGCCAGCCATGCGTCCAGCTATTTCTGCTGTTGACTCTCCACTAAATACTCCAGCTCTTATATTTGTTGCGAGTATATCTTGCTGACTTTTTGCTATACCTCTAAATGCTTTTTCTACTGTTTGTCCATTTGGTAGTGTTTGCATTGCCCCTTGTCTTGCAGTAAGTTCAAACTTTCCTGAGCCAAAGTTTTTAAAATCATCTTCTGTAAACTGTTTGCTGGTAAAAATATTTATTTCAGTGGGATCTGTCCTTATAAAGGAACTTGCATATTTTTTATTAACAGCTACAGAGTTGATTGGAATATTTCCTGATTTAACAGCTTTTTTTAATTCGTTTTCAATAAACGAAGTTTGTACTTCTGCAAAATCCGCTACCTCCTTAATCATTCCTTTTGTTGTTTCCTTTGACCATTTATTCATACTTGCCTTTGATTGAGCAATTATGGCTCTTAATCTTTTTCTTGTTTGCGGTGCTATAACAACTCCCTCCCCTGCTTTTTGCTGTCTAAGGTCAATTTTTTTTAATTTATTAGTTGCAGTAAGAATAATCACCGCATAGTTTTGCACATATTTTGTAGCTAAGGCATTGCTAAACCTTCCAACATCTATAGTTTCTCTAAAAAATACCTCTGGAATACTCATTTATCATTCTTCTCCCTCTTCTTCTTCCTCCTCCTCTTCTGGTTCTTCTGGTGGCTCTACTTCTGTGAGACCTCCCTGCTGTGTCCCCTCTATTTCTTCTTCAACATCAAAGTCATCACCAAGTATCTCACCAGCAGATAGTTGATTCAGTAGTGTTTCTTGAGTGATAGTTCCAGCAGTGAATAATGTAAGCAGTGATGTAATTTCCTGTGGGTCTAGTCTTGCACTTACAAAATCTCTATTAACAAAACAACTTCCAGCATTTGGTTCATTAAGATATTCGCTATGAAACTTCAAGCAGTTGTCTATCAAGTCTTGCATTTGCTGGGCAACTACCATCATTGTGCTGTCATTCTGCGATCTGTCTATCCTCTTGGCCTCTGCTGTCTCTCCTACTAACTTCTGACCAAGAACAGCTGCAAGCGATAATGTATTTATCTGATCCTTAATGTCATCAAGCCTTTTGAACTGACTGTCATAGCTATCTCCTGATGGGCTGATATATTCCATGCGTGACTCAGGTGGCAATGATAGTGCTTCACTAGGTCCTGTTGTTATCTCATCTGCATTTGGATAGCCAAAAACTGCAAGTAAAGGAACAGAACTAATATGCAAGATATTGTCCAAGTCAGACTGGATCTGGTAATGCTTAAGGTTTAGCTCTGCAATGTCATATAAAGGACTGCGGCTTTCATAGAATCCGACTCTGTTGGAATAAGCAACAGAAAAAGGTATCTTGTCCTTCAAGCTCATTTCCCCCTCTTCAAACAATTTATATTCACCCT